GCTCCGATCCCTGGGGCTCGATCCGTTCGTCGGGTATGGCTCGACGATCGTAGCGGGCGAGCGGACTGGCCGGCTGGTCTTTGCCCAGGATAAGGAACCAAAGTATTGCGCAGCAACCCTTGAGCGGTTGGCGCTCATGGGTCTGCGTCCATACCTCGCCGAGGATGCCGAGGGGCATCGGGTCGGCGAACTGAAAGAGGAGGTCATTGGTGAATCCTGACACTGGCCAATTTCATCCGATCGAAGATGGCCCTACTGGTGAGGTGCTGGCCGAATCAGGCGAACCGGTTCCTACGGACTGGCCCAGGTTCGAGGTCGACGAGGTGGTGCTGATCAAAGGGATCCCGTTTCGGGTCCTGCGCATCAATCGGTCCTCGCTGGTCATGCAACCGGTTATTGGCCAGAGACCGGCTCGTCTGTTGGTATCGGCGCTTACGACGGGCAGCGGTTTCCCCCTGGGGCGTGCTGATCTGGAATGGCTGAGAGACGTTCGGGCTGGTCACGGTCCATAGGGTTGCGCATCGGCGTCCTCGTCGTGGCCTTCGTCGTGTGCGCAGGGCTGTTCAGCCAGATCGGGCGGCTTCCCTGGGTCGACGTCGATGGCTCCGATTGGGTGCAGACGTTCAGGCCGTGTGCGTTATCCCTCCGCGATCCTTTTGCCCCTCGTCCGACGTCATATCCTCCATGGCTGTTCCTCGCGCTCTGGCCTTTGGCCATCCTGCCGGCACCGATCGGGTTCGGGCTCATCGTGGCGCTGGACGTGTTGGTCCTGGCGATCTATGTTCGCTCGATCTGGCGTGTCTTGCTGCTCTGCCTGTGCTGGCCGGTCATGCTGGCGCTGGTCTATGGCCACATCGATCCATTGCTGGTCCTGGTGTTCATGTTGCCGGCGAGGTGGGCGCTGGTCGCGGCGTCGATGAAACCTCACGTCATCGGTTGGTTTGCCTTGCGTCGGGGCAGGCTGGCGGCGTTTGTTCCCCTGGGGCTCGTCGTCCTGAGCTCTCTCATCCTGTGGGGCTGGTGGCCTGCGCGTTTTTCGCTGGAGGGGTTGGCCTGGGATGTTGCAGTCGACCTGGGCTGGCCGAGGCTGGTTCCGGTGGGCCTGGCGTTGCTGGCCAGTCCGGATGGCCTGGCCTGGTTGGGGGCCGGGATCCTGCTTTCTCCCTATGTTTTGCCATACCATCTGACTCCGGTGCTGGCCTACGCATACCGGCGAGGTCATCCCCTGCTGTTGCTGGCCATCACGGCGCTGTCCTGGGCCGTGGTGTTGTAAGGAGCGAAGTGGTTACTCGCGGACTCTATCATAAATTCAACGTCACTCGAGCGGATGGGACTCCGATCGCTCCCGAGGCCGTGTATTTCGTCTTGCGCTTGGATCGGCCAAAGGAGGATCGGGCGGCTCGGCTGGCGTTGCGGATCTATGCCTGCGAAGTCGGCGATACGAATCCGGATTTGGCCGATGGCTTGTGGGCGTTGCTGAAACGGGTCGGCGTGGAACCGGTGGAGTTGTGATCATGACTGGAGCGGAAGCGGGCGAGTTCATAGGCGTGGGACTTGGCTTGGCGGTCCTGGCGTACATCACGGCGCTGGCGATCGCTGTTCCCTGGGTGGGCCTGCTGGTGCTGGCCGGGGGATTGGCTTGGCTCGTGTGGGGTTGGAGACGAGATCTACGGCAGGGCTGTCGGTAGGAGATGCAATGTCACAATTTGCGGGTTATACGAGATCTGATGGCGGGTGCGGGTGCGGGTTGCTTCTGGCGCTGTTCCTGCTGCTCCTGCTGTGTCAGAGGTAGGAGGTCCGATGGGCGCTTTGCTGACCAAACGTGAGATGGTTCCGCGTACACAGCGGGCTTATTGCACGACCTGCAAACGGGTCACGACGTTCCGGTTCGACATGGGGAACTTATTTGGGTTTGGATCGGGCTGGCGCTGCAGCGGCTGCGGGTCCGGGTTGCCGGGGATCCTGTGGCTCATGTTCGGGCGGCGTGAGGACGAGGAGGCGTAGGGGCTGCGCAATCGCCTGCGGCGATCGCGGCGTGGCCAGGGCCGGGGCGTCTGGGCGTGGTGGCGTGCGATCTGTCGTGTGGAGCGGGGGAGGATAGCGGTTAATGACTACACGAATATTATCATTTTGGGGAGTTAAACCGATAACCTCCGGCTGCGATGCTACTCCTGGCAGGCTGGTCCGGGGTAGCGTTCGGGCGTTGCGTTTTGGGCCCGATCCCTCGATGCTGCGCAATCGCCTGCGGCGATCGCGGCGTGGCCAGGGCCGGGCTGCGGACGTGGCGCAGGGCGTCTTTTGGGGTCTTTTTGGGTCTGTGGATCCTCCGGGCCATTTGGGGCTCGGGGTAGCAATTACGCGACATAACATACATAGTCGGAAGCAAATTTGCGTGCTACCCCAGGGCCGGGGTAGCGTTCCGGGGCTCGTCTATTATGGGCCATTTGGCCGGCTGCGGCTCGCTCGCGCTCCAGGAGCGATTCTCTGTGCGGGGGATCCTGCCGGCACCGACGTTTCTGCAGATTTGGGCCCAGGTCGGTTTGGGGAGCAACGCTACCCCAACCGGCATTGGGGTAGCGTTGCGATTAGAGCAGGCGCTCCTGCACATAGAGGGTGTGGGAGGGTGTGCCAGCAACCTGCTCGTAGAGGCTCCGTAGGCCGATCAGGCGATCGACCGGGCGAGTGATTTCCTCGACGATGGAGAGTTGGGTCATGGATCGTCCCAGGCGTTTCTCGAGCTCCTTGATTTCCCTGGCCAGGGCGGGGAACTTGGCGTTGAAAATCTGCCGGTCCGCCGTGCATATTCTCTCGAGCTCCTTGCGATCTGTAGCGAAGATCGGGAGGATTTCCGCCATCACATCGGGCTCCAGATGGGGTCCGAGGGCGGGGCTCCAGTGGGTTCCCCCTTCCTCGATCAGGCAGTCCATGTGTACGGTAGCGCGGAGGTATCCATGCCCGCGAAGGTGAATGTGGGTCGTGTAGTCGGGGCCGGGCTTTCGGCAGATGAGACAGATTGGCTCCGGAATGCCTGCTTCATGCCTGCAGATTGGGCATACCGCATGCAGCCTGGCTTCCTCCGGGAGATCGTGGCCGAGGAGGCAGACGGTGGTGGGTTGGCCGGCGAAGAAGCGACCGGTCAGGCGCAGGGCGCACAGGTCGCATACCCACTTGGTTTCCTCGTCTGGCAGGAGGTCCAGGGCTTTGGCGATCCCGGCAGGATAGCGATGGCCCACACGGATCGGAGTTCGGGAGACCGCATCGGTCCGTCCGCAGATCGGGCACGCTACGGCAGACTCATAGGGCTTGCGCTTCCGTCTCATCCGATCCTCCATCCACATCGGGGCAGACTTGCAGGGCCTGCCAGGCCAGGTATCGCTGTGTCCAGATCGTGGCCAGATCCTGGGGGGTGTGTATTATCTCCAGGCGATCCTGCCAGTCGATGCAGACTCCGTTCATCCCTGGGTTCGTTATCACCCAATACTCGGTCCGCATGCCCGTGTTCTTGTGGAGATAGCCAATGCGGCCATCTGGCAAGCGAACGATGCTATAAGCGGCGATCGCTCTCGCCTGCGCGTATAGGTATCCAGCCGAGGCCGGCTGGCCGACCAGGAGGTCATTTGGGAGTATTGGCTCACTCATCGTGGGTCCTCCAGGTACTTGCGCAGGTCTGTCTTGAGCGTGTACCGGACTCCATGGGCTTCGAGGCACTCCGTTACCTCGTGAGCGACTCGATGCCAGTCGATGTGCTTCGCGGCAGGATGATAGTTCAACTTGCCGGCGAAGTAGAAGTCGACGAATCCGCTGGTCCTCGCGATCAGGGCCAACGTTTGGTCCAGGTCGACGATCGGTTCCAGGCTCACCCAGGTGCGGATCCCGGAATCGTTGGCCAGGGCGAGCATATCGCATCGCTCCTGTGGCGGGGCGGCGCGAGGTTCCCAGGCCAGGCTGTCGGGGGTGTTGGCGAAGGTGAGGGTGGCTCCGTATTCATCCCGGCTTGGATCGATCACGGTCAGCAGATCCTGGATGGATCTGCATCCTCCTTTGGTGAGAATCTTCACGCTGTGACCGGTCCGGTGCAGGATGTCTATGGCCTGCGTGGTGGTCGTGGCATGGGCCGGGTCATCAAATGGTTGGTACGGGTCGCAGGTAAAGCACAACAGCACGTGTCCTCCGATCCCGCGGCTCTGCCGGCGTTCGGCATCCTGGCGCAGGCGATCCAGGATATCGGCTCGCGGGGCCGATCGCGACTGGAAGGCCTGGGGGTTCACGTGCAGGACTTTGGGTCCATAGCAGTAGACGCAGCCATGGACGCATCCTCCAAAGAGGTTCGTGGCCCACTCGGCGTATTCGCGGGCCCGTCCGGTGGGTTGGTAGATCACGCTCATCGGGTCCTCCTTAACAGACCGCTGCTAATGCCTCGATGGCATGCGGCTGTGGCAGCGGGCTATCCTGTGGCTCGAGGATCAAGGTAATGGTGACGGGGCGATGGGGATCCTTGAGACCGCGCAGGTTGCAGGCGAGTATGCTGCCGATCGATGCCTGCATGCGATCCTGGGTCCGGTCCAGGTCGTCGGTCAGGACTCGCTTCAGATTGCGTTCGACTTGTTCGTGGCTTTCGACGATCATGGTTACTTTTAGCATGTCCGATCCTTTTCGGGTGTAGTCTAGGGCCCGAGGGCTCCTACTCTATAAACGGGTGAAAGGCACTTTTCTTTCAGGAGGGTTGTATGGCGAACGTGTTGTCTGGCAGGCTGGTCGACCAGCGTCTACCGCAGGAATTCTACGAGGTGGCAGACCAGGAGGTCGTGGAGGCGTTGGGCGCGATCGGTGGCAAATATGCTGTCAAGAAACGGACGTCGGTCATCATGTTGGCCTATGCTCGCGCTACGCAGCAAGCTTTGGCGCAGGTGTTCAGGCTCGAGACGGTGTGCTGCGAGCGGGTCTGGTATTCGAAATGGCGCAAAGATCCTGCCATCATCCGGGCTTATACATTGTTGCTCGATCGGCTCGTCAACTATGTCGACCTGGAGACGGTCCGGGTCCAGGAATTCTATCGTTCCATGTTCCTGCGCAACCTGGCGCAGTACCGGGCCGATGCTCCCACTGCGCTCCTGGCCGTGATGACGGATCCTAATGCCAGGCCGGAGGCACGCATCGATGCGGCTGTGAAGCTCATCCAATTCGGGGATCCGCAGGGCGCTGGCCAGATCGCCATGCCGGGGCGGGCTGGCGTCGACGTTTCGATCGAATTCGGGGCCGAGCTCGACCAGGCGATCCAGGCCGAGATGCGGCGTTTGGGTATCGTTCCGGGTGTACTCGAGGAGACGGCTGGCGAACCAACGGGGGTTGTCGATGGGGATGGAGATCCCGCCGACTCTGCAGGCTGACATTCAATCTGGCGCGTGGGCTGGCTGGCCGGAACCATTGAAGCGGACTTTGCTGGCCAGGCTGCGCTCCTATCGTCCGCCGATGCCGGTCATCGATTGGGTGCTGCGCCATCGTGCCATGCTGGTTCCCAATCGGCCAACGGACTTTGTCTCTCACGCTTACCTGCTCGATCTGTACCGGGCGACGGAGGAATGGGTCATCGTCTATAAGGCTTCTCAGTTGGGGGCGTCCGAATACCTGATCAGCTATGCCTTTTATGCTGCGGATCAGTTGAAGGCGACGGTCCTCTACGTGTTCCCCACTGATACCCATGTCTCGGATTTCTCGCGGGCTCGGATCGGGCCGGCGATCGAGGCCAGTCCGTATCTGGCCAGTATCGTCGTTCCGGGCCGATCCCGTGGGGCCGACCTGGTGGGCCTGAAACGGGTGGGCGATCGGTTCGTCTACTTCCGGGGGGCGAAGGTGTCTCCCGAGGGCTATGCTGCGCAGTTGAAATCGGTGGACGCAGACGTCCTCCTGCTCGACGAGATCGACGAGATGGATTCTCGGGCTCCAGCGATCGCCGAGAAACGGCTCGGCCATTCTCGGCTTGGGGTCCGGCGATCGGTATCGACTCCCACATACCGAGGCCGGGGGATCCATGCGTTGTGGGAGACGTCCGATCAGCGTCAGTGGTTCGTCCGCTGTCCGCATTGCGGCGAGCGGCAGGCCATGGGCATGTCGCAGGTCGTTCGGGAGTTCGACAACCTGGGGCGTCCCAAGGTCTGGAATGGTATGGCCGAGGGGCGGGCGTGGGTATCCTGTCTCCGCTGCGGGGAAGAGCTCGACCGGCTTGGGGCCGGCGAATGGGTCGCGGCGCATCCTGGGCGCATGCCGGTGGGGTTCCATCTGACCAAGCTGTTCTCTCCCCTCGCCGATCTGACGTCCATGGTCTTGAAGCTCTACTCGGTGGACGAAACCGAACGGAAAGAGACGTTCAACCAGGATTGGGGTCTGCCCTACGATCCGCGTGGGGGCCGGCTCACGGATCAGATCCTCGATCTGGCCAGGCGCGAATATGGCCATGGGCCGGTGGCTGGCGAGAAATGCTTCATGGGGGTCGACGTCGGGGATCTGCTGCATGTGGTCATCCGGGGTCCGGAGAATCGTCAATCTCACGAATCCCCCCAGCGGTATGCCGGGGCTGTCTCGGACTTCTCTGAGGTGGCTGCGCTCATGGGGCTCTACAACGTGGGGGTCTGCGTCGTCGATGCGCTCCCGGAGACGCGAGCGGCGAGGCAATTTCAACAGGGCCAACGGGCAGGGCGTGTCTGGCTGGCCTATTATGTCATCCAGAAAACCGGCTCGCGGCGCGAGGATGCGATCCAGCCAAATGCCGACGAGGGCACGGTCAATCTGGATCGGACTCGATGCCTCGACGAGATGATGGCCAGGGTTATGGCTGCGACGGTTCCGGATGCGGACGTCGTGGCTGATCATGTGTTTACGCTGCCGGCGCATGCGCGATCGGTGGAGGAGTATTACGATCATCTGAAGGCGCTGCTGCGGGTCCTCGAAGAGCACGCGGGGAACCGGGTGGCTGTGTACGTCAACGAGGGGGCGGATCACTTTGCCCATGCGGAGAATTATTGTCGTGTGGCCATGGCGTTGCCGGCACCAACTCCCCTGCCTGCTCAGGCCGGCTTGGAGAAGGAGAGCGGGTGGGATTAGTGTTATCGATGTAAGGAGGCAAATCAGATGCCATCTGCATTCAAATCTTTAGGGGCATCCGGGCTCCCGCAGTGGGGTGGGATCGTCATGGCCGAGACGGATCCCAATCTGCGTGGGATCCTGGGCGTGCGCAAATATGACAAGATCCGGTTTACGGATCCGACTGGTATGGCCATGTATCTGGTCTTGAGTTTGCCAATTCGGAAGGTCGAATGGTCCATGGTTCCGGGTGGGCCGACGTCGAGGGATGAGGAGGCGGCTGAGTTCGCGTGGTCGTGCTTCCAGGATACCTCGCACAGTTTCAACGATCTGATCAGCGACATCTGCCTCATGTTCCCTTATGGCTGGTCTTATTTCGATATGAGCATCAAGCGGCGCTTGGGAGGCCGGCGCTCCCAATTCGACGATGGGCGGGTCGGCTTTCGCAAGAT